CCGATCATGCGCCGCGGCCTGTCAGCGAAGTTGGTGCAGTCCGGGTGCGGCGTCATGTCACACCAGGCCACGACGGCTTGCTGCTCGGCAGACTCCAGGTGCCGCGGCCTGGCGCGCGGCTTAGGCGGCAGGCCCGTTGAGCGCACGTTCGACGGAGGTGCTGGCCTTGAAGATGGCCGCGCGGCGCGGGGGCACGATCACGGGCTCGCCGGTGCGGAGGTTCCGGGCCTTCTTTTCGCCACGGCTGGAGACGACCAGCTTGCCCAGGCCAAACAGGAAGACCTCGGAGCCCTCGGACAGCGCCTCTCTGGCGGCGTCCGCGGCGGCGTCCAGCACCGACCGCGCAACATCCTGGCTGCACCCAGCATCGGATGCGACCCGGGCAATCAACTCGTTCTTCTTCATAGGCAACAGAAAGTTGTGTTGCCCGCTTATAGCACAGCTCAGTCGAACTTGAGCACCTGGTCTACGTAGCGCCGAAGCCCTTCCTCGGTCACGCTGGTGCCCACGAGGACCTTCTGGATCAGCACGTTGATCACCTCGCTGTAGAGCTTCTCGAAGCCCTCCTCGTCCAAGCCCGCGAACGAGATCGTCTTCGGCTCCAGGCGCATCTCTCCGGAGATGGTCCAGACCGGCTCGTAGTGGCCGGCCATGATCTGCACCTCCCTGCGGAAGCGATCGAACGTGGTCACCACCTCGCGGCCGCGCCACACGCGCTCTGGCATAAGCTCGCGCCATACGCCGTAGGCGTAGTTCAGCAAGGCCATGTACTTGCGATGAAACTTGGGGTTCCTGACGCGGTTGATCTTGACGCGCAAGACGGCGCCAGTCTTGATCGAGCGAAGCGCTTCTTCAGCCGCCTCCTCCATCGGGATCAGCGCGCCTCTCGGGCCCTTTTGAACGAGGATCTCCATCGATCATCTCCAGCAGCTTCATCCCGTCGTACTCACTACGATCAACGAATACCGCTCCGACAGCGCCACCGACACAGAGAGCCACCAGAACCTTCTGGCGCCCCACCTCGGTCCACACTCCAATACCGCCAGGCGGCGCAGCCTTGGCGGCCTTGTCGCAGGCCGCAGCAACCGCCTCGGCAAGCGCATCAGGCCTCGACACCGCTTGACTTCAGCTTCGCGTCCGCCATCCCGAACGGCCGCTTCGGCTGGACGGCATACCTGGCCTGAGGGGCGCGCACGCCATCTACGTCCACGAAGTCGATGATGTAGATCACCCCATGCTCGCGGCCGCGCAGGATGTAGTTGTAGATCGTGTCCGGCTTGTAGCCAGTGGCTTCGATCAGCTCTGCCGCAGTCATTGGCCGCGGCAACAGCAGCGCCATCGTGGCGAAGAGCTTTCCGATGAATCCGGCCGGAGCCGCCTGTGGTGTGGTCAAGACTGACTCCTTGCTTTCGGTCTGTAGCTCTCCCAGTTGCACTGCACCCATCGAGATGTCTCGCGCAGGCGGTCGAAGAGGCGGTCCCCGATCGCGGCCTGCATGGCCTGGTGGTCGAGGTTCGTGAGCAGGATCGTGGGAGCGCAGTCGCGGTAGCGGCCGTCCAGCACGTCGTAGAGGACCTGGTGCTCGTTGTCGGTGCCCGACTGCACTCCGATCTCGTCCAGCACCAGCAGGTCCAGGTTGCGCAGGCTGTCGATCATCTGTCCGGTGCTCATCGGCGAGTCGCGCCGCCAGGTGTCGCGCACGCCGCGCACGACGTCGCTGACGGTGGCGTAGAGCGCCGATCGCAGCGGGCTGATGTGCTGGATGATCGCGGCGGCCAGGTGGCTCTTCCCGGTGCCCGTGCCGCCCGCGAGCGTCAGTCCTGTGCCGACCTTGCGGTGCTCGGCGAAGTCCTCGGCATAGGACCGGCAGATGCTTAGGGCCAATCGTTGCCTCTCCGTGTCCGCCGCGTAGGTTTCGAATGTCTTGCCAACGAACCGCTTCGGAACGCGGGCCACGGAGAGGGCCTTGGCGGCCTCGTCGGCGTCTCGCAACGCGCGGTCCAGCTGGCGCTGGCGATCGGCATCCGCGGCGGCCTGGCGGGCCTTCTCGGCCTCGCACTGCGGGCACGCGGAGAAGCGGTCCTTGCCGCCGATGCTCCAGGCCCTGGCCTGGTACTCGCCGTGGGCTGGACACGTCGCCACCGTGTCGCGGCCAGCCAAGCCTCCGAGCAGCTGGCCGACGGGCTTAGAGGATGCGTCCATCTTCGCCGATCCCTTTGGTGTAGTCCATGCCGGCGATGGACTTCGAAGCCCCGGTTTTGGTTCCGTAGCTCCGCAGGTACTCGGCCTTGAAGCCGCGCCAACCCTGCTCAGCACAGATCCTCACCGCATCCGGGAATGAGATGCCGGCTGCAGCCGCCTCCCTGGCCATTGCGGACCATGCAGTCTCTGTGAAGGGAGCATTCTTCTTGGCGCGGACCTTCAGCCAGTCAACCGCGTGTTGCGCATTCACGCCCTCGGCCACCAGGGCCTTCAAGACGCCCTGATACCCAGCCGGAGCCTGGGGCAGATCGGGGCCGAAGGCCTTGTCTTCCTCAGTCTTTACTGCATCAGTATTTACTGAGTCAGTCTTTACTAAGGGGACGGGTTGACCGGCGGGCGGGTCAGCCGGCGGCGGCTCAGCCGGCGCCGGGAAACCCGTATCCGGTTCTTCGCTAACGATAGTGATGGTTCGGAGCTGTCCGCCGGGGGCTCGCACGATCTCTCGCTTGATGTAACCTGCGTCGGCGAGGTTCTTCATGACGGTTCGCATTGCCTCTCGGCCCTCGCTGAACCACTGCCCCAGAGACTCTTGCGAGAACTCCCAGTTGTCGGGCTTGGATAGCATGTAGACGAGCAGGCCAAGCGCCTTCATCGACAGCCTGCGATCGGTGATGATGCGGTTGTCGACGGTGGTCCAGGTGGACCGCTGGCGTCGAATGATGTTGGACACGGTGTCTTTCTGCCCATTGGTGGGGGCGCTTAGGCCCCGCCACAGTGGTCAGACGGTGCTCTTGCGAGCAACGCCCCCACCAATGAGCAGAACCACTGTGAACCCGGCTCCCATTGCGCCGGAACTAAGCCTCGACGCACCCGGCCAAAGGCGCATCGAGGCGCGGATTCTAGGTCAACTTTCTGTTGGCGCCAGCAGCCAGCAGCGATACCCGTCGACCACCATGTCCTCGCCACCGAGCTGCGCGACGATGAGGCGCCCCTGGCGCTGGAGCTCGACGGTGCGCCTGGCCACCTGGACGACCGTGAGGCGGGCCTTGGAGGCGATCTCTGCGGTGCTCATCGGCCGTGTGGGGCTGCAGACGTCGAGGATCCGCTGCGCGTGCGAGCCAGCGAAGGCCGCGGCGCGCTCGGCCGCCACCATGCTCGTGCCGGGGTCATGCGCCCTGACGCGCAGCCGCGACTCGGCGTCGATCGGCGTTGATGAGTGCTGCGCGTCGGGCTCAGCCGGCGGGCGCCAGCCCAGGCAGACGAGGGCGTCGCGGATGGCCTTGTCGCGCAGGCGCACCACCCGCACGGCATAGTCCTCGCGAATCTTGCGCGGGTCCAGCAGGTCCGGTGACCTCGTCAGCTCTTCGAGGATGATGCTTTGGTCCGCGAAGTTCACCTTGGGCGTGACGATCGTCTCGATCTTCATGCCGCACCCTTCGTGACCGCGGTCACGCGGACACCAAGCCAGCCAAGACGCTCGGCCAGCGCGCGGGCGGCGGCGGCCGCGGCCTCCGTCTCGTAGGGCTTCGAGCGAATTTTGGTGGGCCTCGTGTCCCGCATGAAGCGGTCAAGGTCCCACGGCAGCGGGGCCCTGCCCTGCCCACGAAGGCGCTCACCGAGTTGGTCGTGCGCAACACGACCAGCCTCGATCTGCTCCCGCGGGTAGCCCGTCACCAGCCAGCCCTTGTGATAGACGTCTTGTTGTCTGCGGGCTTGCCGCTTGGCCTCCTTACCCCCGGAGAGCGCCGGAATCGGCTGCCCGAGGTGGTTCACGAACTCCATTCGATCTCCTTGTAGTTGCGACCTCATTGTAGTCAACAAAAAGTTCGCTTGCCAACAGAACATGAGGTTGGCACCCTTCGAACAGGAGGGAACAATGAAGATCAAGGATCAAATTCGCGCTAGGCGCGAGCAGCAGGGTATGAGCATCCCCCAGCTTGCCGGCGACCTCGGCGTGAGCGACCAGGCTGTTAGGTACTGGGAGGCCGGTCGCAGCAACCCGGGAAAGAAGATCGCTCAGCGCTTGGAAGAGCGGCTCTCATTCCAGTTGGACTGGACGGAGGGCGCCAGGCACTCGGGTGACAGACAGACGATGAACGCCCTCATCGACCAGCAGGACATTGACCTCCTGTTGGTCATCTGCAGGCTGCCATTCGACGCGAAGACCCTGATCGGGGAGTTCGCGCGGATGCACCTTCGGGCCCTGGAGGGACGAGTAGTAGAGACCCGGGAGACAACCTCGCCAGTGCCGCCATTCCTAGAGCGCAAGCAGGAGCTGAGAAGTGCCAGATCGAAGAGTGAACAAGCCCACAATCGCAATCGCAGAAAGACGGGCTGATGCAGCAACCATCGCGCAGCTGACGAAGCTGCTGGATGACGCAAAAAGGGGGGACCTTTCTGGGGCCATTGTGGCCGCGCACTACGGCGGCCGCGAGTATGCATACATGGGATCTGGGTCACTGTGCCAGGACCCGCGGCTCGGACTGCACGCGGCACTGACCCTTGCCAAAAAAATGTTGCCGTAGCAACCGAAGAGTGTATAGTCACGCCGTCAGTTGCGAACCGCGCAGTGCACGCGCATCCGCCGATGGCGGGCTCCTTGTGGGGATGCTGGGTCCCTAAGTGCACACCAGCAGGCGAATGACCAACGCCGTGCGGCTTAGACCCGCTCCTCCACGAACGCGAGTGGATCAAAGGAACAGCGTGACCACCCCGGGAGAGTAGCGGGGACTTTCAGATCATGGCCGGCGTGGAGGGACACGCTAGGCGCGGTGCAGAAAAACTCGATGCCGGGGCGACGTGATCGACGTGGCTGGCACTGCGAAGGCGCTGATAGGAAAGAGAACGGGCTCTGCGGACGCGCAACCCGTAGCAGGCAGCTGGCTGGTGCTGCTGACCCGGTGTCGAGCCCGGGGCCATGATCTGAGAGTCGCCGAAGTACAAGGTATCTCACGTAGCCGCGCCCAACGACATGCGCGGAGTAGCGGCTGCGCAGGCGAAGCTCGAACGAAACGAGTGGTCAACGCGGGACCATGGCACAGGAAAGAGCGCGAGACACCTCGGAGAGACGGGGGCTTTCGTGTGGGCAGGGGCCGCAATTTCTAAGCGCGCGGCAAACAGCCAGTAAGCGCCTGTTCGACTCAGGCGGGAAGACAGGATCAGCGGCCGGGCGGGGTGGGTACGTACACCCGGGTCACCTGATGTCGTAAGGCGGACCGCAGCCTCTGCCGGAGTAGCGCCCGGCCTGCCGACACGAGAGTCGCACAGTAAGTGCGGTGCCGCTGAAACCGGCCGCGCGCCTCGAGCGCGTCGTGCCAGAAGGCCTTCCTTCACAACGGGGGCGGACGAAGGACACAGGCGGATCGGAGCCAGCTCCCTGCGACTCTCACCATCACGCATGCGCCCAGGCTGCGCTACCCAGCGCAAGGGGCTCGGGGGCTTCCGGAGGGCCCGCCGTTCGACTCGGCAGGCCGGCCCTGTGGGGATGCCGGGGCGCAGTCGTGATGGTGGATGCGCAGGCTGATGCGCTTTGTCAAGCGGCCCCGATGGCAACCCGCCGGGAGAAGGGCCGCAAGCCGGAGATCAGCGCCGGCCACCATCTTCAACGCGGCAGTAGCTCAACTGGTAGAGCTCTTGCCTTCCACGCAGGAGGTTCCGGGTTCGAGTCCCGGTTGCCGCTCCACCCAACACAGGAGACCGACATGACATTGTGACCTCAACCCCAGGAGCAATTCATGTCTCGCACTCGACACCACCGCGGCCAAAAGTTTCACCCATCGAAGAGCCCCGGCTGGTGGCACCACATCTTCTACGAGCGCCCCATGCGCGCGCTGTCGCGCAGGCTCGAGAAGAAGTGCATCAAGGTGGCCGATCTTGACGCCATGGACCGCGTCTTGTGGCCTCACGCAAGCAAGCCTCACATCTACTACTGGTGAGGCGGAAAGTCAGCATGCCGAAGTCCTCTACCCAGAAGCTGAAGACCCAGGCCGAGCGCAACGCGCGGCCCGAGGAGGTCGCCAAGCGCGTGGCCTACAACCGCAACCGCCGGGAGGCGATCGCCGAGGGGCGGGTGAAGGTCGGCGACGGCAAGGAGCTGGACCACAAGAAGCCGCTCGACAAGGGCGGCGCCGACACGCGGAGCAACCTGCGCGCGGTGGACGCCAGCACCAACCGCGCGTGGCGCCGCAGCCACCCCGAGATGTACACCAAGGCAAAGAAGTAGGGTTTGTCCTGATGCAACAACACATTGTTGTTGCAGAATGAGGGCTTCGCAACAGGAGCACCCATGACAATCACCTCATTCATGACGCACGCCGTCGCCCTCTGGGGAGGCGTGGTCATCGGCTTCGGCCTGTGCGCCATCCTCGCGATCGGAAGCAGGTTTGACGACGAAGCCGACGGCGCCGCCAGCGCCCTCGAGGCCGACAGACAGTGGGACAACCGCGCCAGCGGCGCGTCAAGAGCCAGGTACTAAATACCTGTTGCGTTGCCAACAACAGGTTGTATAATTCGTTGTCGCAACAAGGAGTCCAACACATGGAAGTCGCTCAAGACGCCGCCGCCGAGGTGGCCACCGAAGTCGTCGATTCGCAGCCCGGCGGGCAGCTGGACATCAAGCGCCTGAACCTCACCGACCTGGCGCTGGCGCAGTTCGGGGACTGGCAGTCCGCGGTCTCGTCGACCAAGACCATCCTGGCGGCGACGGTCATGGACCTGTCCAGCGCCTCCCGCATCGACGAAGCCAGGAGCCTGCGCTGGCGCCTGATCGGACAGCCGCGTGCAGACGCGCGCCGCATCAGCAAGGACCTCAAGTCCAAGCTGGCCGCGACAAGCAAGTCCATCGGCCAAGCCGAGGAGCAGATCGTGGCGGCCTACGACGAGGCCGAGCAACTCATCACCCCGCGCATCGAAGCCGCAGAGGCTGAGATCGAGCGCGTGCGCCGCGAGAAGGAGGAGGCCGAGCGCGCTCGCGTGGCGGCCATCCGCGAGAAGATCAACACGATCTTCGCGCAGCCCGCGGCCTGCGTCGGCCTGCCGTCCGGCGAGATCGAGCTGTCGATCGTCGGCGTCGAGGTCGTGGCCGCCGACAAGGCCTCCTTCGAGGAGTTCCAGGGCGAGGCCGAGGCCGCCGCCGAGACGGTGCTGACGAAGCTGCGCGCCATGCTCGAGGCCGCCCGGGCGGCCGAGGCCGAGGCCGAGCGCCTGCGCCTGGAGGCCGAGCGCCTGGCCGCCGAGCGCGCCGAGCTCGAGCGCCAGCGCGCCGAGCTCGCCGCCGCGCAGGCCGCAGCCAAGGCCGCCGAAGAGGCCGCTGCGGCGGCTCGGCGCGCCCAGGAGGAGGCGGCGGCGGCCGAGGCCAAGCGCATCGAAGGCGAGCGCCTGGCCGCCAAAGAGGCCGCGCGCCGCGAGATCGAAGAGCGCCGGATGGCCGCGGAGCGCGAGACCCAGGCCCAGCGCGATCAGCTGGCCGCCGAGATCGCCGCCCTGCGCCGCCGCGAGGAGGAGATCGAGGCCCAGGCCATCGCGCGCCAGGAGGAGATCGATCGGCAGGAGTCTGAGCGCCTGGCCGAGCTGCAGCGCGCCGCCCAGGAAGACGCCTTCGCAGCCGAGCGTGCGGCTGCCTCGGCCCAGGCCGTCGCCGAGCCTGCGCAGAAGCTGCGCCCGGCGGACGCCGCCATCACCGCCGCCATGGCCAAGGCCTTCAAGGTCGAGCCGATGGTGGCCGCCGAGTGGCTGGGCTCGTACGACGCGATGGCCGAGATCGATCGCATCTCGAACGTGGTGGCGTGAGCGGGCACTTCTACACCTACATGCACTGCAGGCCAGGGGAGGCCATGCCTTTCTACGTCGGCAAGGGGTGCGGCAAGCGGGCTTGGAGCAAAGGCGGGCGCAACAAGCACTGGCACAACATCGTCGCCAAATACGGGGTCGAGGTGCGCATGCTGTCACCGTGGGCAACAAACGTCGAAGCGTCAGAGCATGAAAGGTTCCTTATTGCCACTTTCCGCGGCATGGGGGCGGGCCTTTGCAACATCACGGACGGCGGCGAAGGCGCGCTTGGGCGCCGGCAAACAGAAGAAGCAAAGGCGCGCATCTCCGCCGCCAAGAAGGGGCGCCGCCTGAGCCCTGAGCATGTCGCCAAGATCAGTGCATACATGCGAGGCCGCCCAAAGACAGAGCAGCAAAAGGCAAAGATGTCGGCGGCGCGCAAGGGCAGCAAGAAGTCGCCAGAGGAGATTGAAGCCTACCTGCCCGCCCTGCGAGCGGCTATGGCCTCTCCGGATGTCCGCGCAAAGATAGCTGCGGCGGCTGTTGGGCGCGTCGCTTCACCGGAGGCGCGAGCCAAGATGTCGGCGTCTCGAACGGGCCGAGTGCAGCCGCCAGAGGAGAGGGCAAAACGCTCGGCGTCGCTCAAGAAATACCACGCCACCAAGCGCGAAAAGCAGTAAACTTTCTGTTGTTCCGTCAACATTTAGTCAACAGGAGATAGCTATGTCTGAAATTCTCGAGCTGGAGCCCCATCAAGACCCGGCCAGCAGTCGGCCGCAAGGCCACCTAGCCACACAAGCCACCAGCCCGGCGGTACTGCTGCAGATCGCTGTCGCGCAAGGGGCCGACCTCGACCGCCTGGAGCGCCTGATGGCGCTGCAGGAGCGTTGGGAGGCCAACGAGGCCAAGAAGGCCTTCGACGACGGCATGGCCGCGTTCAAGGGCGAGGCCGTGGAGATCATCAAGCGCAAGCTCGTCGACTTCACGACCCAGAAGGGGCGCACGACCTACAAACACGCCGAGCTCTCGGATGTGGTGGACGCCGTCGCGGGACCGCTGTCCAAGCACGGCTTCTCGTGGAAGTGGTCTATGAAACAGGAGCGCGACTGGCTCGAGGTGACCTGCGTGCTGACGCACAAGGCCGGCCACAGCGAGTCGGTGACGCTCGGCGCTGCGCCGGACCAGAGCGGCGGCAAGAACAGCATCCAGGCCGTCATCAGCACCAAGACCTACCTCGAGCGGCACACGCTCAAGGCCATCACTGGCGTCGCCGAGAAGGGCGATGACGACGACGGCCAGGGCGCGGAGCCGTTGCCGGATCCGCTGGAGGTGTGGTCTGGGCGAGCGGCCCTGGCGCAGACGATCGAGGAGCTCCAGGCGGTCTCTCGCGACGGCCAAAAGCACTTCCGCGGTGCCGGCGACGTCGAGGCCTACAAGCTCTTCGCGAGCGCCGTGCAGGCTCGCGGGGCCGCCCTGCGCGCCGCCGAGGCCGCACAGCCCAGCGCCTCTGCCGGCGTCGCCGGGGGCCAGCAATGAGGCCCCTCAAGCTGCGCGCCTCCTCGGTCGGCAAGATCATGACCGAGCCCAAGACGCTGAAGGAGGGCCCGCTCTCCGTTGGCGCCAAGACCTACATTCGCCAGCTCGCCGCGCAGGACATCCTCGGGATCGCGTTCGAGATCTCCAGCAAGGAGATGGAGAAGGGCATCCTCGTCGAGGATGAGGCGATCGCGACCGTCGGCAGGGTCAAGGGCCTTGATCTGCGCAAGAACTCCGAGCGCCGAGAGGACGAGTTCTTCACCGGCGAGTGCGACGTCTTCCACGCGCCGACGCGCGAGGGGCGGGACACGAAGTGCGCCTGGTCGGCGGCCACGTTCCCCATCTCCATCGTCGACTGCGAGGACAAGGCCTACGAGTACCAGATGCGGACCTACATGCGCCTCTGGGATGCGCCGCGCTGGCACGTCGACTACGTGCTGGTCGACACGCCGGCCGACCTGATTCGCTACGAGCCGCTTGCTCTGCACATCGTCAGCCACATTCCGGAACATCACCGCGTTACGACGTGGACGGTGACGCGCGACCTCGAGATCGAAGCGCGGATGGTCGAGAAGGTGAAGGCGGCGCGGCTGTACTACGCCGAGGTCGTTGCCGAGTTCGATCGCACCCACCGCGCCGCATCGTCTACCAAGGAAGAGCTGCTCCGCCAGGCGGAGGCAAGGCTCGCTGCGACGATGGCGCCCGGCTGAAATTTGCGGCCAAGGTGCGCGAACTGGAGAACTTTTTCCGCGCACCCATCTCCAAGGACAAGCTGCTGGCGGCCGCCTAGCAGCGCTTCAACCACAGACGAAAGGCAACATGACCAAGACCACCACCCCGCGCCTGAAGAAGGGCGCAGCCGTGAACTACCGCGCGCGCAAGACCACCGGCTCCGGCAAGATCGCCGCCGTGCGCGACACGGCGCGCGGCCCGTGGTACGACGTAAAGACCAGCGACGGCAAGACCGTCAGCTGCCGCGCAGGCCAGCTGGAGCTGGTGTGAACGGCCGGCGGGCGAAGGCGCTCCGCCGTATGGCGGAAGACATGACCCCGCCGGCGTTCCCCGATCGCGACATCGTCGCGAGTCCTGGCAGCAGGACGACGGCCTGGAACTCGCCGCGCTCAGAGCGTGGTGCGTACCGGGCCCTCAAGAAGGCCGACCGGCGCATCAAGTAACCACACGGGAATCAACATGTCATCTGTGAACAAGGTCATCGTCGTCGGCTACGCCGGCAAGGACGCAGAAACGCGGTACGCGCCGAGCGGCTCCGCCATCACGAACGCAAGCATCGCCACCAGCCGCAGCTGGAAGGACAAGACGACCGGCGAAAAGCAGGAAGAAACCGAGTGGCATCGCATCGTCTTCTACGACCGCTTGGCCGAGATTGCCGGCGAGTACATCAAGAAGGGTCAGCTCGCTTACGTCGAGGGCCGCCTGAAGACGCGCAAGTGGACCGACAAGGACGGCGTCGAGAAGTACACCACCGAGATCATCGCCGACCAGCTGCGCCTGCTGGGCGGCCGCGGCGAGCGCTCCGACGCCGGCGGCGATCAGCGCGGCGGCCATAGCGCTGCGCCCGCGCCGCGTGGTGCGCCGCAGACCCGCGGCGCGGCGCCCTCGCCTGCGCCGCGCCAGGCGCCGCAGCAGGCCACTCCGCACACCGGGTTCTCCGACATGGATGACGATATCCCCTTCTGACGACATAAGAGCCAGACGAGTTATGACTTCTGTGTATTAAGCGTTTGACGACAGACGACTTAGCATCCGCGCACCTTAACTACAGGATGACCATGTCAATCTACGCAGACGCCTACAGCAAGCACAGGAACCTCAAGCTGGCCGCCGATGAGCTTGGTATCGACTGGCAGACGCTCTACGTTCAGCTCAAGAAGGAGGGCGTCGCCGTCACTGGCGATAAGCTGCGCTACGGATCCGACCGCGACAAGCTGGCGGCGACGGCGGAGGCCAAGTTCAAGGAGCTAGTTCCGGCCGCAGTCGACATGAACAGCCTGGAGTTCCAGTCGAAGTGGGACTTCGAGATCGGCGCCATCAAGGTGGACGTCAAGTGCGCAATGCCGACGCAGCGCAACAAGAAGTACGCGGCCAAGGGATGGGCCTTCTCGTTCAAGAAGCAGTCGCTGCTGTGCGACTTCATCTGCTGCTTCTGCATGTCCGAGGGGCGAAGCGTCCAGCATGTGCTGCTTGTGCCGAAGGAGTTCTTCGCCGGCCTGCAAAGCATCACGGTTTCGTGCGAAGGGCGCAGCAAGTGGCTCGACTACAGCGTGAAGCCGAACGAGCTGGCTAGCTTCTTTGCCGGCATAACGTCAGCAATGCAACAGTAACGCCGGCGCGCCGGCAGAAAGAAGGAGAAGTGAGCACCACGATAGAAGCTCCGCGGGGCCGCCTGATCGCCCTGTGCGGGCTGAAGGGATCCGGCAAGTCCTCAGCCGCCAACGCCCTGGCATCGGTCCTTCCCGCCGCGCGCGTGCGATTCGCGGGGCCTCTGAAGGACATGCTGCGCGCCATCGGACTCACCGATGCCGAGATCGAGGGCGAACTCAAGGAGCTGCCGAGCGACAAGCTCTGCGGCAAGACGCCGCGCCACGGGATGGTCACGCTCGGCACCGAGTGGGGCCGCCAGATGATCGGCGAGGACATCTGGGTCGAGGCCTGGAAGCGAAGCGTCGCGCCGCACCTGGCGCGTGGCGTCGACATCCTCACCGAGGACCTGCGCTTCCCCAACGAGTACGAGGCCGTGCGATCCCTCGGTGGCATCGTCTTGCGCGTCACGCGCCCAGGCCTGCTGCCGGGCGATCACGAGAGCGAGCAGCACGCGCTGAAGTTCGCGGCGGACGTCGAGGTCTGCAACGACGGCGATCTCGAGGATCTTCACTGGTACTGCCGTGACACGGTGCCGGCCGAGATCGAGCGCGCCATCCGGCTGGGCCGTCTCGCATGAAGACCGACGACAACCTCTACGAGGGCCGCGTCGGCGACTGGATGCGGACGCGGTCTGGTGGCCGGTTCTACCCGCAGGACGTCAGGCCAGGCGACATCAAGCCGCTGGACATCGCATCCGGCTTGGCGCGCGAGTGCCGGTACGGAGGCCAGATCAGCGGCTGGTTCACGGTGGCAGAGCACAGCATCATTGTGGCGAGCCTGCTGCCGCCGCATCTGCGCTTCGCTGGCCTGATGCACGACGCGCCGGAGGGCCTGATCAGGGACATGACGCGCCCCAACAAGCGCGCCCTCCCCGACTACCAGAAGCTGGAGGATGAAGTCTGGGCGGCCATCGCGGCGACTTACGGCCTCGACCTCGAGCTCGACCCCCTCATCAAGCAGGCCGACAACGACGTGCTTCTCGCCGAGCGCAACGTGTTCTATCCCAACGACTACGCCAAGTGGGACATCCGCGGCGGCGCGGCCGATGTCGAGATCAGGCAGCTTAGCCCGTGGGAGGCCGAGTCGGCCTTCCTCAACCTCTTCCACGAACTCACAGAAGGAGCTTTCAAGTGACGCCAGAAGGCGCCGCCTCGTCGGATGAGGCGCGGCGGCAAAGCCGTCTGCTCAAGTCATCGGATGAAGCCATGCTTGGCCGCAGGTTTGGCAGGCTCACTGTGCTGAGGCGCTCAACCAGCCACGACAAGCAAGACCGATGGATGTGCGCCTGCGACTGCGGCAGGGAGACGGTCTCGATCGGCTTTTGCCTTCGCGGAGGACAGTCAAAATCCTGCGGCTGCGTGGCTGCAGAAAAGGCAAAGCAAAGATGGGCAGATCCCGAGACGAGGGCAAAGATGTTGGCCACTCTGCCGAAGCCGAAAAACAAGCGCCACGGCATGTCGAAGCACCGCGCATATAGGACCTGGTCCGACATGAAGCAGCGCTGCCTCAACAAGTCAAACAGTTGGTATCCGGAGTATGGAGGCAGGGGCATTCAGGTGGATGAGCGGTGGCTGTGCTTCGACTCTTTCTGGGAGGACATGGGCTCATCTTGGGGACCTGGAATGAGCCTTGGCAGAAAAGACAATGACCTCGGCTACAACAAGGAAAACTGCCGGTGGGAAACGAGCGCGCAGCAGATGTCCAACACGCGCGCAAACGTCTACATCAAGACACCGCTTGGTCAGATGACACTGTCCGACGCGGCGCGCACTTATCGGCTGTCGGTGGGGTGCATCAAGTACAGGATGTCCGTCGGCATGAAAGACGAAGAGCTAATCAAATCATCGCAAAGGAAACAGCATGACAAGTAACTACCAGCAAACCGCGTCCTGGCTTCAGGCTTGCGGCAAGCAGCCGTGGAACAAGGATCACTTGCGAGTGGCCGTTGGGGTGACGATCGAGGAGTTCGTAGAGCTGCTGCGCACCATCAGTCTCGTGAGCAACACCGGAATCACATCGAACGCCCTGGTGGAGCTCGCATTTCACCTCGAGGCGTGCTCCGAAGTTCTCAAGAGCGGCGCCGCGCAAGTCGAGATCCATGACCGCGCGGATTGCCTGGATGCCCTCTGCGACCTTGAGGTGACTATCAACGGCATTGCCTACATGGCCGGGATGAACAAGGAGGAGGGGGATCGCCGAACGATCAATTCGAACCTGTCCAAGCTCAACGAGGACGGCACGCCCGTCATCCTCGAAGGAGGGAAGATCGGCAAGTCCGATCGCTTCGTGCCCGCCGACTACAGCGACCTGGTGTGATCGCACCGACCCCTCACGGCTCGACGGTCACCAACTTCAGCGGCCGCACGCGCCCCTGCTCGAAGTGCCACGAAGAGCGCCCGCTTGAGGGCGGCGTCGAGCGCAGCAACGGCAAGTGGCACTGCGGCCGCTGCTGGCGCGGGTTCGCCATGCGCCCCAAGAAGAAGCAACCAACCGAAAGGACAGCATGAACCATCAGACCATCATCACGGTGCCCTCCATCTCGCGGGCCCTGCACTACATCCCCGTCGACAGCGACGATCTGGCCACGATGATCCGCCGCGACTGCCAGCCGCTGCACGCGACTGTCATCATGGTGCTCAACGAGCGCACGGTGAACCTGGCCATCATCGACCACGACGGCATGTTCCACACCCGCTTCGGCGTGCGGCTCGTGCACCCGGGCGACGAGCTGCCGGGCGGCAGCTACGCGATCTGGCCGGTCCGCGGCCTGGATGGCGCGCCCGCCTACGTGCTGGCGCCGAGCGCGCTGGAGCTGAAGCCGGTCGTGGCCGAACCCTTGTTCAGCCCGCTGCTGGCCGACGCCCTGGCCAGCGCGCCGCCGGCACCGGCACCATCTCCGGCGCTGGCCAACGACTGACGCCGGCGCGATGCTGACCCACCTCGCCCTGATGTCCATCTACCAGGCGCCAGCGGTGCGCCTGGAGTTGGTGTGCGAGGACTACTTCGGCCTCTCGATCGAAGAGGCCATGAGACGGGCGGCTCGCAACGAGCTGCCCGTCCCTGTCTTCAGGCTCAACAACAGCCGCAAGGCGCCGATGATGGTGTCGTGCGCGGATCTCGGGGCGCACATCGACAAGCAACGCGCGGCGGCCGCGGAACTCTGGGAGCGGTCGCGGGTCTGATCCCCTCAACCACCGACTGGCGACCCATGAAGCAGCAGCCCGGAGCCAAGCCGCAACCACTGAAGCCGGCCACGATCACTACGTTCAGGCACCACGGCCTTGAGCCCGGCGACTGGATCTACATCACGCAGCGCGACACGCGCTGGTGGCGGCGTCTGTGGTTCCGCCTGCTGGGGCGCGGAGAGCCGCAGCGCACGGTCACGCGACAGGTGGCGAGTGTCGACGGCCGCGCGGCGGAGTTGCGCAAAGTGCAGCCCTGGTGGCGGCTGCGCGCGTGATGCACGGGAGGCTTGCAACGCGCAGCCTCCGCTCATCAAATCCGCAGGCAGATCAACTGCCTGCGAGTCCCTGATTCCAGTCCATCATCGGGGCAATGGCGAAGGCCCATGGCCCAGTATTGCGCCCAAGGCCTTGATTCTGCTCAGCTTTTTGCGCCAGCGGCGGCGCGACCTCTTGTTTCATTCCCGTGCATTCCGATGGGTTTCTGCGCGATGTTGTGACAACCCGTCGCAGCATGCAGCTGCAGCAGCAACAGGAGATGCAACATGCCGACAATCGTGCGAAGGGGCGACTCGTTCCTGTGCCAGGTCAGGGTACAGCGCAACGGGGTCAAGGTGTTTAGCGAGTCCAAGACGTTCCCGACAAGCGAGCGGGCCTTGGCGTGGGGTAGGCGCCTCGAGGCCGAGCTCCAAGAGCGCGGCGCGACCAGCGTCTCGACACGCCATCTGACCGTCGGGCAGCTGGTGCTGAAGCACCTGGCCTACCAGCGGTCGCTGCGCGAGGTTGGGCGATCCTCTATCCACACGCACGAGTCGATAGCCCAGGCCTTTCACAACGTCGGCGTCAACCAGCTGACGGCCAAGCGGGTGGTCGACTACGCGCGCAGGCGGGCCGCGGAGGGCGCTGCGCCGGCCACGATCGCCGCGGAGCTCTCGCCGGTGCGCGCAGCCTTCCACGCGGCCCCGCACGCCCACGGGATCCGCCTGGAGACGGAAGAGATCGACACCGCTCTGCGCAAGCTGCGCGAGATGGGCCTATCCGGCCGAGGGCGCCACGCCGGCCGGGCCATGACGGCCGCCGAGGAGGCCGCCCTGAGGGCCGAGTTCGCCCGTCAGCGGGTACACCACCAAGCCGTCATCGACATGGTGCTGTGGCTCGATCTGGCCTTGTCGCTGCCGCGCCGGCTGTCGGAGCTGGCCAGGCTGCGCTGGGCCGACGTGAACCTTGACCGCGGGATCATCGTCATCCGCGACGTCAAGCACCCCAGGCGCAAGGTCGGCAACGACCAGGAGGTGCCGCTGCTGCCGACAGCGCGCGCGGCCATAGCCCGGGCGCCCAAGGTCGACGAGATGATCTTGCCGTGGCTGCCCGGAAGCGTGGCCGCGGCCTTTGAGCGGGCCCGCGATCGCATCGCCGAGACTGGCATGCCCGGCATCAAGGGCCTGCGGACGCACGACATGCGCGCCACGGGCATCAGCCGGCTGCTGAAGGCCGGGCTGCCCATCCCGCAAGTGGCGATGATCTCAGGCCACACGAACTGGCAGCAGGTCGCCAGGTACGCGCGCCTGACGGCAGAGGATGTGCACGAATCCTGGGAGAAGCTCAGGTAGATTCGGAGATGCTCTTGCTCATCACCGTTTTCGGGCTCTACTGCTGGTGGCTGGCGAAGGCCCCACAGGAGGCCGTCAGGCTCGGCTTGGTCATCCTGTGGGGTTGCCTGGCCGTGGGTTGCGCGGCCTCCGTGATGAGTGCTGTCCTCCGCTAGATCTCGGCCTTCGCCTTCATCCCGTCGACGGCCCGATTCAGGGCCGCCATGCGGGCGGTGATCCGCTCCTCGATGGCCCTGACCTGCTCGCGCGGCGCGCCGGCCTTCACCAGCTCCGACTTCTGCTTGCGCAGCGCCGAGATGTCGCGCTCGGCCCGGTTGGCCTGGGCGATCAGGTAGGCATCTGGCCGGCTGGCGCGCAGCGCGCTGGCCTCCTGGAAGCGGCCGTCCTTCTGCAGGCCCTTGATCTCGGTCTCGAGCTCGTTCAGCTTGCGGGACGTCGAGTAGAAGGCGGTCGCCTCGCTCTGCTGGCTTGCGGCGTTGCCGATCAGCCGGCCAACCAGCGGCACCTTGTACGTCGGCAGAGACTCGCCGGTGATGGCCGCCGTCGCGGTCTGCTGGGCCTTGGAGAGCTCATTGGCCACACCTCCGCCCAGGGCGGAGATGAGGTAGTCGATCTGGTCTGGCGTTGGGCTCACGGCGCCGCGGATGTACTGGTTGCCGCCGGTGGCATAGTTGATCGCCTCGGCCATGACGCGGGACCAGGCCGTGGCAGTGTCCTTCACCAGGGCGTGGCCAGGCACGGCCGGGTTCATCGACTCCTTGGCGATCGGGCGGCCCTGCCAGTCCTGGTTCTCGGTCAGAGCCACCAGCGGGTCCAGGGCCGTCGGGGCCAGGGTCTGCATCGACAGGCCGCTCGAGCCGGTCGGCACGAAGGCCTCGGCCAACAGGCCCAGGAACCCCACCGCGCGCTGCGGCGTCTTCTCGAAGCCGCTCATGGCCCACTCGGACGTCATCCGACCGATGTTGGGCAGGATGTGCAGACCCAGGGGCATGGGGATCGAGATGTAGCTCTTGCCGCCGGTCGGGATGACCAGCGAGCGCTCGCGCACGAACTCGGGCGGGTCGTCGTCGCTGAAGCCGGCCGCGGCCAGCGCCAGCGCCTGCGCCACGCCAAGCAGCACGCCGCCAGCCACGATGCGCTTACCCAGGCGGGACAGACGGATCGTCTTGGGCTTGCCGGGCTCCATGTCGAACAGCAGCTGGCCCATTCGCGCCGTGCCCTGCATGCTCGCGTTGAAGAAGGCGTACAGCGCGCCGATCTGCTGGCCAAGCTCGCCCTTGCGGTTGAAGTTGGCCGAGATGTTCTTGGCGATGCTGGCGGCCTTCTCCTTGGCCTCGGTCTCGCCCATGCCTTCGGCGATGAACTGCTCCTTGCCGGCCTTGTAGACGGCCAGGCGGGTCGCGTTCTCCAGCGTGTCGTTGTAGTCGGTGAGCCACTGGAAGAGGCCCTTCGACGCGCGCATGGCCTTGGCCATCGGCACCTTCAGCACGCCGTTGGCGGTGAAGACCTTGCCCAGCTTGGTGTCGGTCCAGGCGTCGGGGTTGATGGCCTCTCGAATCGCGTCTGCGCGGTCGGCGCTGTCGGCGTAGAGCTGTCGGAATCCGGTCTGGCCGCCGACGCTCTGGAACTCGTCGAACAGCTTCTGTAGGTCGCCGGTGTCCTTGCCAGTGCGCAGGTTCGAGTAGATCTGCGAGACGGCGCGCATGGCGTCCTTGGCGATCTCCTTCTGCCTGCCGTCCAGTGGCGTGCTCTTCAGGTTGAGCATCACGGCCTGGAAGTCGCGCATGAAGTTGATGATGCCGAAGACCGGGTTGTACTGCGTGACGATCGCACTGAAGTAGCGGGTCACAGCCGCGGCGCCGCCGAGGAATCCCTCCATGCGGGCCACCTCCAGGTTCTTCAGCGAGGCTGCCGCGCGCACGGCGCGGGAGTCCTGCTCGTTGAAGATGACCGCGTGCTCCTTGACGCTGCCATCCTCCTCGCGGAACTTGGCCACGAGGACGTTGGGCCGCATCTTGAACATCGGATCCGGGCGCTGCACGACGACGCCCTTCTTTGGGTCGTAGGTCGGCGTGGTCGGCGTCTGGTCGACGGTCCAGAAGTCCTTGTTCTCGTTCTCGCGCGCCAGGTTCACCAGCGCCTGGCCGACGCGGTTTTTCTCGCCGCGCACGATGATGCGCTCGCGCTGCAGGGCGATGTTGGCCAGGATGTCGACGACCTTCTTGGTCGAGCCGGTGCGGCTCTTCACCTCGCGGCCCTTGATGCTGTAGCCCTGGCCCGAGCCAAGGCGCTGCGGCGCGTCGCCGTCGTCCTCGCGCATGAGCGGCACGTAGTGCTGGAACATCTCGCCCCAGCCCTTGACGGTGTCCGAGCTCTCGAGCTCGTAGTCGACCATCATCTTGCGCGTCTTGGCCAGGATCTTGTCGACCTGCGCTGCAACGGCCTCGAGGTGGGCCTTTTTGTCCGCAGTGAGGTCGGCCATGTACTGCTGCGCAAGGGCTGTGTCGAGGCCTGAGCCGCCGTCCTGCAGCAGGGGGCTGTCGGGGTTGCGCTCGGCGATGAGGCGGTTCGCCTCGGGCGCGTGGCGGGCGTGCAGGTACTCGTCGAGCTCCTCGATGGTCAGGCCGCGGTCGGCCATGGCCTTCGTCAGCGGCTCGAGCTCCCTCTTTGTGAAGTCTTCGGTGCGCTTGGCGGCGCGGCCGTGGAAGAGCTCTTCGCGCAGGTAGGCGTCGCGGTCGTTGGCGATCTCAACGCCGGCCTCCTTCAGGGCTTGCTGCACACGCAGGAGGTCGACGTTCTTGTCCTGGAACTTCTGGACGGCGTCGTCGAACTTGGAGGCGCCAGGCGTCTCCCAGCTGCGCGCAGCGCTGGAGAGGATGTTGGGGTCGGTCTCGTCGTAGCTGCCGTCGTTGCCGATGGCGCTCTTGATTTGCTCGGGGCGGAGGGCGACAACCAGCGTCTTGCCCTTGTGCCGAAACACGACGCCGTCGTGCGCGCCGCGCTTGACGAAGTCCATGATGGACTTGCGGTTGTCGTCGAAGTAGTCGGTCAGGCTGATGCCCTGCTCGTCGATCTCGACGGCAGGGTTGGTGTAGAACGCGTCGGTGTAGGCCTCCAGCGTCAGCGGGCGCTGGATTGAAAGGTACACCGGCATGACGTTGGAGCCGGCCTTAGGGTCTTGCTGCCTCGGGTCGCTCATCCCCGCAGCCAGGAACTCGCTGGCGGGGTCGGCGTAGCCAGACGCGCGGATCTTGCTGTCGGTGAAGAAGAAGCCCTCTTCATCGACGCCAAAGTTGTCGCCAATGTTGGCAGGGTTGAACGCGGCGAAATCCTTGTCGGTGCCGTGATACACCACCAGCGGCTTGCCATCGCCGTCCACCACCTTCGAGTCCTTGAACCACGCCTTGAACTCCGGCGTCTCGGTGCGCTCGCGCGAGAAGCGCGGGCCCAGGATGCGATCCGGCGCCAGCGGCCCGGGCTGGCGCTCGCCGCCGTCGAAGTAGCGGATCTCCACCGGCAGGGTCTCGAGGCCCTTCTCCGCGGCCACCATGATGCGGTGGTTGCCCTCGCTCACCCAGGCCTCGCCGTTGTGGGCGACTTCGATGTAGGGCGGCTCCTGCGATACCTCGTCCCAGTTCTCGCGGATGTACTCAAGCGACTCGGGGCGCACGTTGCTCTGCTCTTGGCGCTGTCCAGGCAGGGTCTTCAGCACGTCCACGGGGACGTCCACCAGCTTGCCGCGGAAGCTGCCGGTGATGGTGCTCATGTGCGGCACGCCCCAGCGGTTGCGGCCCTTCTCCTTGGCGTAGTCGACTTTGTCCTGCAGCCAGTCCTCGTTGGGGATGTCGGAGACCAGGTCGCCGGCGACAGCGCGCTCGCGCGAGAAGACGACGTCGCGGTAGCGATCCGCATCGATGAACGGCAGGTCGATCGTCAGCTTGGAGGCCGGCCACTTTGCGTTGCCGCTCTCGAACAGCTGCAGGGCCTTGTCTCCTGCTATACTTACAGCCATCGCCCGGCGCGCAGGCGGGTTAGCACCGGCTCGTCCGGCAGGCGGGGTTTCCGCGCTGACCACCCTGCGCAGCTGGGCGACCTCTTGATCGGGCATGTAGACCACATTGCCCTGGCGCAGGTTGCGCAGCACGTAGTTCATCGAGTCCTCGCGGCCGAACATCGTCCGCATGTCGACGACAGCCAGCGCAGCGCCGCGGCCGCTCAGGCCGGCCTGGTAGCGCGGATCGGACTCCCGCAGGTTGTTGCCGGCCTGGTCCTGCACCTCTGGCGACAGGGCCACCAGGATCGGGCGGTTCAGGTTGTCGCGCTCGGCGGCCAGGATCTGCCACCGATCGACCATCTCGCCGGCCCTGTTCGGCGCCCGGTCTTTGATGACGATGCGCGGGTTGGCCAGCATGGCCGGCAGCTTGCCGATGACCTCGGGCGTGATCTCCGGGTGCTCGCTGTTGCGCAGATGGCCGCTCGCGAAGTAGCGGGACACGACGATCGGCCGCTTCGGCAGGCCGGCCATGCGCAGCGAAGCGTGCGGCAGGTAGTCGGAGACGCGCACCACCGGATCTGCGGGCTTGCCGTCGCGCACGTCGCGGGCCCAGCGCTCGAGGCTGGGGGTTATCTCCAGCGGATCGGAGCGCTCGCGGCTGAACAGCGGCATGCCGCCTGAGGCCTTGTCGCGCATGGAGTCGGTGATTAGGAAGGCCGGCTGCTTTTTGTCAGATAGCTCAGCCCGCAACTGGCGAAGACGCTCTTCCGCAGCCCCATCGCTGTCAAACAGGGCCGGGCTCCCGCTAGGGCCAACCCATCCGCCATCGGCCGCGAAGTAAAGGCCAGTTTCCTGGTTGCGGATTAGGAAGGTGTCCAGCCTTTTCGGCCTGCCGATTTCTCTCACAAGATACCGATTCCGCTCCGCCTGTTTGGGACTGTATGCGCTAAAAGCATCCGGCTCTGCTTTTGGGTCTGCTGACCAACCCATTAGCGCTTCGTTCATTGAAACCAAAGCATTGCTGGCAAGAATCGGATCGTTTGGAAACTGATCGTTTGCGAACACATTCAGCAAGTCTCGAATTTCGCGATCAGAGAGAGCGCCTTTCTTGGTCATAAACCGCTGAACGTAGCTGGCCAGCACCTCCAATGGAGAAGGGCCTGCGCCGATGCTCACCGCCGTCATCCCCTCACCGCCCATCTTCTTCACCAGCGCACTGGCGGCCTGGGGGACGATCTTGTCGTAGAACTCAACCATGCCACGCCCGCCGATCTTGAGGTCGAGGCCGGTGTATGAGCGACCCGAGTCCAACTCCTGATCGTCGGCCTTGTCGGCCAGATCCTTGCCGATGGCTTCGGCAAGCTCGCTCTTCGTGCCCACGGCGCGGCGCGGGATGATGTCGCGCCCATCCTTGTAGGCCGTGAACTCAAAGCCGCCGCCCTTGAGCTTGGTGACGTAGATGCGGTCGACTTGCTTGCTCAGGTCGTATCGCTCGGCGCTTTGCTCCCCGTTCACAAACGCCACCGCGTCGTATCCTTCTGTGGCGGCCATCGCGATGACGCGCTTCAGGGCGAGGTTGAGCCACTTGGTGGTGTCGTCGATGAAGGGCATGCGCGGCACGCCGCCGCTGTTGATCTTCTTCTCGCGGACGATGTACTCGCGCGCAGCCTGCTCGCTGGCGTGCTGCGACTTCAGGATCTGGAAGACGTTGTCGGGGGTCTTGAGGTAGTAGAAGGTCCCGGGCAGCGGGCCATCGGTCGGCTGCACGTCTTCGAGCTTGTAGCTGTCGATGAAGCCTTTCTTGCGAACATCGGCGCCTGCGTCGGACTGCAGCTCTTCCACGAACAACGTGCGCCGGCCCTCGGCGTCAACTCGATCGTTCAGGCGGACGTGGGCGAGGACGTTCTTGGCGTCCCAGTGGCTGGACTTGTAGCCTTTCTCGCTCTGCCCAGGCCCGGCCTCGGCCTTCGCGGCGCGCTTGGCATCGATCGTGCGCTGGTCGTCGTCTCCGTACAGCTCCTGGGCCTTGCGCCAGGCGGCGGTCAGCGGGCGGCGCTCTGGCAGCGTCAGCAGCACCTCCCTGTAGGCAGTGCCGCCCGGGAGGGTGTACTGGCCGTACTTCGTCAGCGAGTCGCCACCCTTGCGCTCCTCAAGGAACTGCAATCGATCGAAGTCGCCAGCATCGAAGACGCCATCCTCGCCCTGTTCGCTGCGCCGGTACAGGTCGCGGAGCTCCTGCACTTCGGTGATCTCGGCCGGCGTCAGGCCGCCATCGCCAAGCACCACCTCCTCAACCCGCACCCCGCCCTCTGCCAGGTACGCGCCGATCTCCTCCTTCGAGACCTTCTCCTTGCCCTTGAGCTTGAGGAAGTCTTCGATGCCGGACCAGGTGATCTCGTCCTGCTTCACGCCGAGCTTGCTGGCGTTGGCCTTGAGCCACTGCGCCCACATGACGCCGGGCTGGTTGTCCAGGCGCGCGGGGACGCCTTCGATAGCGCGGGCGAGCTGGCTGTAGTACCAGGGGCGCTCGGTGCTGCGGATGGCGCCTTCGCCGAAGACAGACTCGTTGAGCAGCAACCACTCGCCCTGCGAGCCGTACTGGTGGAATTCGCCAGTGTCGCGTGTCCTCTGCTCGCCAAGGCGACCAAGATCCAGGCCTTGCGCGCCCTTGCGCCGCAGCACCTCGAAGTTGCGGCCGCCGAAAAAGCGAGTCTGGTCCTCGTTGATGGTCCACGAAGACCAGCCGCGCGCCCACGGCCTCGCGCCTTGGGGCTGGTTGCGGTAGAAGGTGAGGTACGAGTCCTCAGAGACGGGCGGCAGGCGCCGGATGTAGCTCAGCAGCTTGTCGTTGAGCTCGCCCTCGGGGGCGTCGCCGCTGGTCATGTACACCTCGAGGGCGTCGATCAGCTTCTCGTCCTTGGCCAGCTCCTTGTAGACCGCATCAGCCTCTTCCTCGCGCTCGGCGGAGCGGCGGATGTCCGGGTTCCACGAGAACGAACCGTCGTTGCCGTCGGCGCTCTTGACCTGGGTCGGCTGGTAGACAACGACCTCGGAGATCTTGCCGTCGCGCTTGAACACGAGGCCATCGTGGCCGGCCTTCGTGGCCGCGGACATCAGCTCCTTGCCGGTCCAGCCGTACTCCTCGTTGGCCTTCTCGACCTTCTTGATCGCCTTGTCGCGCGGCATGCCGGTGGCCACAAGGCCCGTGATGACCGGGTCTCGGCCGTCTGCGTGCTCGATCACCAGGGGGTTCTGCAGCCGGGCGTAGAGCGCGGTCACCCTGCCGTCGGGCCGGCCCCAGCCGCCAGACTCGCCGGCGTACGTCTCTGCGCGCCGCTCGTCGGGCGTCATGTAGAAGCCGTAGCCAAGGGAGCCGCGCGCGCTGCTCTTGGGGATGCCCTTGCCGGGCGGCGCGTCCATGAGCGGGAAGCCGCCGTGGTACAGGCGAAGCGGCTTGCCGCCGGGCTCGCCGGTATCGGTCATCACCGAGTCGCCGAACCACTTCTTGAAGTTGGTGTTGTCGGCGTAGTCGCGCTCAGCGCTGCGCGTGATGTCAGCGCGACGCGCGGCAAGGTTCTGGCGGGCCTCCTCCGGGGTTCGGCCGTGAGCCCATGGCCCGTCTCCAGACCTGGCAAGCCACAGCGGTTCGTAGAAATCGCCGCTCTCATTCCCCTTCGGGAAGTAGAGGTCTCGCCCGCGGATGATCTCGACCTCGTCATCCTTGCGCTCGGCGCTGCGCGTGATGTCTGGATTGTCAGTCGCAAAGGCGCCAGTGTTGCCGATTGCGGACTTGACCTGCTCGGGGCGGAAGGCAAGTATCTCGGTGCGTGACTCGTTCCACGCCCCATCGTGGCCGGCAGCCTCAAGCTCTCGAATACGCGCCTTGTCATAGCCGATCCACTCAATTTCGTCCTGAGATAGCGTCACCGGATTCTTGATGGACGCGTAAAGCTCCATGACGCGCGGCTTACCGCCAGCCTCCGAAACGGAGTCCGCAGTGGCGGCGGCAATTCTCTGGACGGGGGTCAGGTATATGCCAAGGCCGCCTTCTGGCATAAAGACACTGAACTTCGCGTTTGTGCCGTGATACACCACCAGCGGCTTGCCGCTGGCATCGACCACCTTACTGTCGTCGAACCAGCGCTTGAACTCGGGCGTCTCCGTGACGTCGCGCGCGCGGCTGACCACCGTATCATTCGCCGCACCCCGCAGGTACTCCAAGCCGCCCGACGCGAGCCAGGCCTTGATGGCCGGCATGCCGGTCAGGACGACCTTGTCGCCGGACGGCGCGGTGAAACTGTAGGTGCAGGTCTTTGCCATTGGTCAGTCGCAGTTGATAGACAACACCTTGGAGCCTTCGAGCTCGTCCAGGATGTCGTAGAAGTTGGTCTCGATCTCTTGGATTCTGGCCGAAAGCGGGTGCGCCGCGGCGGCCGCCTTTGCGGACTTGCGGGCCTTGGGGGAGCTGCGCATGTCTTCGAAGATCTTGATCAGGTCGGCGGGCGGTGCCGCAGCCGGCAGGCGGCGGTCAAAGTCGATGTTCAGCCTGAAGATCGTGTCGCCGATGCGGCTGAAGTAGTCCTTTGGCGCCTTGCGGAAGACCTCGACGCCTGTGGCCGGGTTGCGAGTGCCGTCTTGGTACACGAGGCCATCGCGCGTGAGGACGCTTTCCTGATCGTACTGTCGGCCCAGGCGCAGCGCGTCTTCCGGCGCGATGCCGACCACGGCGAAGCTGCTCTCGTCGGTCGGGCCGCCGTAGCGGCCCGTGATCTCGACGAGCTGCGCACCGATCTCTACCAGGTCTTTCCGCAGGCTGGCGTTGGCGTTGCGGTTGTAGGCTGCGGATGCCGCGTTCCCGCCCGGGTTCTCGGCGGTCATGATGGCCCAGTTGCCAAGGTCCAGCAGGCGGCCGATGCCGGCGGGCTTGAAGTCTTCAAGCGTGGCGTCGCGCGCCGGGCTCATCGTCGCGCCCGGCTCGTCATCGGCGCGGCCCTCGGTCCAGGTCCACTCCGGCATCAGGCCGGTCTTCTGGTCGGCGAAGACGGTGTCAGCTACCTTGGCGCTGCGGTTGTGCTCGCCGACTGTGATCGTCTTCCAAAGCGGCGCCCGCCCTCCCCCAGCGGCGTCTCCAGCGCCTCCTGCACGGTCCACTTGTACTTGTCGAGACGAGTCCAGAGCACTTGAATCGACACCCCGATCTCTTGCGCCCACGCCGAAAGGCATTGCGTCCGGCCGTTGTGCGTCACCAGGCGGTTGTTTCGCTTGTTCCGCTCGTTCTCCGTCGCCGTTGCCCAGCGCAGATTCCCCGGCTCGTAGTTGCCGTTGTTGTCGATCCGGTCGATCTGATACCCCGGGCCTGGCGGCAACCCCATCACGTCCAGAAAGCCCTGCAGCGTCTGCAGCTCCTGAGCCACCGTTATTCCCCGCCCCCCGTAGTGCGGGAAGCTCGGAGCCTTTGGGTTGAAGCAGCGATACATCATCCCGTTCCACACCGCGTACACCGGGCACTCCCGAGAGGTCCGGTACGTCACCCCGTTGTGCGTCACCGGCTTGACCTCGCGCCTCCCGCCCCGCATATCCTTCGTCATACAGCAACCTTGCTTTGTGTTCACCGATGACTTGGTGTAGCGGTTGCGACGAAAAGTTCAATGCGGAATTCTGGCCGCGGGTCTCGCTAGTGATGGCGCCTACCGCAGGGCCCGTGAAGAGCCTGACGTGGGCCTGCCAGGCGTTCTCCTCGCCGTCGGCGCGGAAGCCGGCGCCCTCCAGGCCATGGCCGAAGGCGTCATGAACTGCTCTGAACAAATCGTTGGCCAGCACGCGCTTCTTCTTGCCTTCCGGCGAGCCGAAGCCCCACTCCAGCCCGGTGTCAGCCAGCAGCGGGTTAGCAGCGGGGTCGAAGTCGCTCGTGCCGAAGCCGGCCTCCGTCGGGAACACGGCCATGCGCTGGTTGGCGCGCAGGTCGCGCATCGCGTTCCACGGGTTGCCGGCGTACGGGTCGGCTTCCGGGTCCATGAACCAGAACTTGTAGCCCGCGTCCACCAGGGCGTCGTACTGCGCGCGCGTCTGCTGGATGAGGTCTTGGTACGCAGCCTTGACCGCCGGGTCTTGCGGCGCGTGCGGCATCGCCTCGTAGGCCTCGGCGATGCGCCTGGCGCGCTCGGGGTCGACCTTGACGTAATCCGCCTGGCGACGGAGCTGGACGCCCCTGCTGGCGGCGTACCGCTCGGCTACTTCGACGAGTCGCGGGTCGGGGCCGGTTGCTCCTGCGATAGACGGCGCACCCGCAAGCGGCGCAAGGCTTCGGCCCTCATCCCCTCGCTCTCTGTCTCGGGCTCGGCTGCGGCGCGCAGAGGCGCCGGCACGCCGGCCAGAATCTCCGCCGTCAGCCGCGGAATCCCCTGCGGGTACTCCATCCGCAGCCAGGTCTCCATCGTCAGCGGCCGGTTCATCTTCAACATACGCGCCAGGGTCGCGTCCCGACCAGCTAGGGGCTTCAATGCCTCCAGCAAGTTCGAGGACTTGTTTTCGGGCGTTTTCATAACTCAGGCGTCCTTTCTGGAATTGGGTCCACACGCTGTCGACTGCTTCGACGTTGCGCCGCTGGGCCTTAAAGGTGGGCACGAACATGCCGCGCACAGCCTCCCAGGTGATCGACTGCATCTCACGCGGCAGGATGCCACGCTCTGCGGCTGCGCGGCGGTAGGCTTCCTCGTACATGGCGTACGTCCCTTCGAGGCCGGCGTGCGCGCTCTTCGGGCCGCCGAAGTTGTGCATCACCTCGATAGAGTTGCCAGAAAGCGGTCGCAGCAGCGCGGCCGCCACGGCGTGCGTGTCGATCGTGACGTGCCCGTTCGGGCTGTTCGGCACGAGGATGTTGTTGTAGAAGTTGCGGACCTTGTGCTTGCGGCCGAGCTGCGTGCTGATGTTCTCGAACGACCCGTTTTCGAAGACAGAGACAGCCTTCGCGATAGTGCTGTTGCCGCCCCACGCGACGCGGCCGAGCGTGCCGTCCTTCGTGCGCGCCTCGGCCACGAAGTCGCCCTCGGGCGAGACGATGTAGAACGAGCTCGGGTTGTGCGCCTGGTCGTAGACGCGGAGCCACATCGCGCGCAGGTAGGCGTCGTCAAGATCCTGCAGCGTCTGGCCGCGGATCGCGTCGATGTCCTCCTGGTAGGCCTCTTTGCCGAAGATCCTGGCGGAGGTCTCGTCCATCTGCTTCGACCAGCGGAAGGCCTGCCGATCGGTCATGATGTCAGCCACGCGGTTGGCCAGGCTCACGTTCATGAACCAGTCCTTCTGCGGGCTTAGCACGGCCAGGATGCCGGCGGCCTGCGCATCGCTGATGCTGTACTTGCGAGACCAGCGCTCAGCAATCGCCCGGGCGCCGTCGTACCACAGCCTGCTGCGGTTGCGCGTGTCGGCTGGCACCTGGTCGTGCAGCCACAGCAGGTTCTCGACCAGCTGGCGAACCGTGCGCTCGAGCTTCTTCTCGGGCGTGTTGGCGGTCGCGGCGGCGCGGTAGTTCGGGTAGCCCTCAACCAGCTCCGTCACGGCTGCGAGCCACTTGCTCTGGCCAAGGCCCGAGGCGAAGTCGCTGATCAGCAGGTCGCGTCGAGAGTCTTCTGGCGCGAAGTCCTTCGTCGGCTTGGCGTACGGCTCGCGCGTGCTGACCTCGAATCCGTGCACGCGCTCACGCGGCTCGCGCGCAGCGCTGCGGCGAATGTCATCCTCGTCGACGCTGTACGTGCCGTCGTTGAAGTCGGCGCTCTTGACCTGGTTGGGCTCGAGGGCGACGAACAGGTCTGACGGGTCCCCGTAGTAGCTTGCGTTGTAGCCGCCACCCTCGTCGCGCACGCTGCGGATGATCGCGCCGTCCTGCGACCTGGACTGCTGGGCCCCGCGGACGACCGAGTCGGTGTCGTTGTAGTGGTCCTGCGCCGCCTCGATGTTGCCGCCTTTGGCTGCAACCACAGACAGAGCCTCATCGTAGTCTGCGAAGTAGCTACGGCCGTCGTCTGCATAGATGGCATCACCATCCTCGCCGACGACCATGTACATGCCTTCACGGCTGCCGTCCCAGTTGGCGCCTTCGAAGTCATCCTCGTTGGGCTCTCGGATGTTCAGGAACAGAGCGTAGACACCAGCTTCGCTGCCGCCATCGTTGTCCTCCTCCGAGATCTCGTCAGCGACCAGGATCCGGCCACGCCCGCGATGCACGTACGTGCGCGCCATCTGCAGGTTGTCGGTCGTGAAGATGCCGAGGTCGCCGCGCTTCTTGCCGCCCGGGCGGCGGAAGGACGCGAAGCCGCCCTTATCGGTGCCGTGGTACACGACCATAGGCTCACCGTTTGAGTCGACGACCTTTGAGACCTCTCCATTGTCATCAGCCCAGACTCCGCCCTGAGCGCCGTCGAACTTCTCGAAGTCGCCGAACCACTTCTTGAACGAAGGCGTGCGAACGTGCAGCCACTGGCGCTCGGTCAGGTTGGTCGCCTTGCCGTTGGGCGCCTTGAGCCACGGGTTCTCTTGTAGCGCAACAAGCTGTTGTGCGCTAAACTTCAGCACATGAGCATCATCGACATCGAACCAGGGAAAGTCCTCAACGCGACTGGCGAGCCTGACGCTCCGAGGCGACGCCGGCAGCCGCCCGTCGAAATATCCTGTACGCACTGCGACAAGCGCTTCTTTCGAAAGGCGAGCCATGCCGAGCGCGCCAGCAAGAACTTCTGCTCCTTTGACTGCAGGGTTGCCCACAATGCTCAAAAGGGCCACATCACTGAGGGAGGGTACAGGCGAGTCACCGTCGGCAAAAAGCGAATCTTTGAACACCGCGTGATCGCGCAACAGGCTATCGGTCGAGATATTCTTCCCGGCGAGGAGGTTCACCACATCAACGGGAATCGACTCGACAATAGACCTTCGAATCTCGCTGTTTTGACCAGCAAGGACCATTCCGTCCTGCACAAGCATGCGACCTTTGACATTGAGCTTGCGAAATCCCTTGCCGCTACCGGACAGCAAATCAAGGACATCGCCAAACGCGTCGGCGTTACTCCAAAGACGCTGCGCCAGCACGGTATCTACAGAGTCGATAGAAAAACCTGGTCCGTGGAGGAGGCTGAGGCCCTGAGAGATCAGGGATGGACTCACGCCAGCATTGGCGAGATGCTTGGCGTTTGCGCCACTTCCATTCGCGTTGGACTCATCAGGTCCCAGAAGCGCAAGCTCTCTGTCGATGTAATCACTCCCGGAGACTGAGTATCGCTTGCGCACCGCCTCGATCTCTTCGGCCGGCGTCGACAGGCGCTCCTTGCTGAAGCGCAGGTCGGAGCCGATGCGGGCCATCTCGGCGTTGGCCTGCTCGCGACTGTCGGCCGGGAAGCGCAGCATGCCCGCGCGCAGCGTGGCGCCAGGGATGTTGCCCACCTCGATGAGGTCGATCTCCTTCGAGCTCGGCGCGGCCTTGATGGTCTCGGGCACGCCGGTCGAGATCGGGCCAGCGATCTTCGGGTTCGCGATGGGCTTGGCGGGCATGCTCTTGGCCGCGTCGCCGATGACGACCGCCAGGCCCTGCCCGGTCTCGTGCTTCTTGACGAAGTAGCCCGCGTAGCCGGCGTCCAGGATGCGGCTCTCGGTGCCGTTCAGGTCGCCGCTGTTCCAGAGCTTCTCAGCGTTGGCCTTGGCGTCGTATAGCTTCGGCAGCTCGACCTCGTGGGCGTAGCCGCCGACGCCCGCCTCGGGGCGAACGCCATTGCCCTCGTCCACGTAGAAGTAGACGCGGGTCTTCAGGCGCGGGTCGTCGCTGGCGCGCAGGCGCTCGGCCTCCAGGCCCTTCAGGCCTGTGCCGTAGTAGGCGCCGTTGATCGAGTTGCGCTGCTGCTTGCTGAAGTGGATGCCGCGCTCGGGGGACTTGTAGATGTTGTTCGACGCGCGGCTGTAGCTGCCGTCGTTGCCGATCGAGCTCTTGACCTGGTTGGGGTCGAAGAAAACAAAGATGTTGTCTTTCGGCCCACCGTCGAATGTGTTCAGCAGAACGACGGCATCGTGACCATTCTTCTTGGCCGCAGAGATGACCTTGGCATAGGAGATCTCGCGGTATGACTTTCCTTTGTAGTCGTGAACGAGCGGGTTGGCGCTGCGCAGGTACAGGTTCATCAGCTGAGAGTCATCTCCCCGCTCGCGCATCTCAATCTGGGACTGCAGCTCGTCATTAGCCGCCTGCTCCGCTGCGCGGCGCGTCTTCTCGATGCTGACCAACGTGCCACTGCGGGATACAGCCCATGTGCCGTCCGACTCCTTCTGGATCACGAAGTGATCGCTATCGAACATCTCTCCGTAATGGACGCCGGCAGAGTAAGTCAGGGCAACCAGGCCTTCTCGCTCAAGCTGCTCGAGAATCTCTTGGGTGTTGACGCGCGCCGAGCCGCCAGCCATTGGGACGCCGCCCTCCAAACCAAAGGCGCCGAGCGACATCTCCTCGGCCGCCTCGACGTAGGACTGGTACTCCCGGAGGGCCTCCACGTCTGCGTCGGTGAAGTTCTGATCCGGGAAGTCCTTCTGGATCTCGTCTGGGTCGTGATCCGCAACCTTGAGCCACTTGCCGCCGTCGGCGGTGAAGACCAGCTCTGGGCCACCCGAGCCGTCCCACGACACATCGCCAGTGAGGCTTTCTTCTGAATCGAAATCGTCGCCGCCAAAGCCGCCGGTGTAACTCTCCGACGTGCCTGCGCTGCCTGCTGCAAAGTGTCCGAGAGTGGCGGACTTTGCGCCGGTGTTCTCGCCAAGGCGCTCGTTCTTGAACTCGTCGAAGATATTCGGGCTGCCGTGAAAGACGGAAGCGACGAACGGCTCGCCGGTCTTGAACTTGTGCTTGCCGCCGGGGCTGGCGTCGGTGACGACGGAGGAGCGGGCAATGCCGCCGCTCCACGCGACGAAGTTTTCCTCGAGCTTCTTTGGGACGCTGCGCGCCTTGCTCAGGCGCACCTGGTCATCAAGCGGCTCGCTCGCCAGCACGACATCCATCGGATCCGCGTGCCCGCTGGACTGGACCTTGCCGTCGCGGCGGCGCGTGAACACCATGACACCGTCATGGAGCGTGTACACCGGCTTGTTGTCCTTGTCCCAGACGTAGGTGCGGACGCCTTGGGGCACGACGTAGAAGTAGCCGCGCGTCGCATAGGTGCCGCCCATGGTGCTGCGCGACTGGATGAGGCCAAGGTGCAGGTCCTTGACGTCGATCTTGTTGCGCTTGGCGCGAGCAAGCATGTCCTGCTCAAACCAGTCGCCGTACACGCGCATGCCGTTGAACCTACCATCGACCACCAGGCTGTCGATGGCCGACTCTCTGACGGCGCTCTTCTGTGCCGACTGGCTCGACTTCAGGATCTCCGCCTGCATGCCAGCCTTCGACTGGCCGCTGTCCTTCAGGTACTCGGCCAGGCCGTCGCGGAACGCGGCGCGGACAGCCGCCATGTCGTCGACGAACGGCGACGCGCCATCCTTGTTGAGCGCCCGGAACGCAGGCCCCTTCACGGCGCCGACGGCCATGTCGATCAGGGCCTGCAGCTGCGCGATTAGGCGGGCGATGATGCCCTTTGCGTCCTTGCCGTTGTCGGCATCGATTTTTGCGAATACTTCGCGCCAGAAGGACGGATCGGCCATCAAATTGCCGCCGAGGTCGGAGACCAGCTCCTCGAGCTCGCCGCCGCGCCCTCCGCTCAGGGCGCGGTTGCCGCGCTTCTTGGCGATCTCGGCGCCGTAGTAGTCCTGACGGAAGCCCTTGGGGTTCTTCACGCGGGTCTTCACGACGGCCGCGATCGCGTCCCAGGCCTTGGGGTTGGTGATGCGCAGCGTGTGCAGGAACTCGTGCCCGAAGACGGCCAGCGGGTTGATGGTCGACACCGTGTTCAGGTAGATGGTGTCGGGTTCTTCCGGCTTCACGAAGCCGTCGCCGACCCGGGTGCCGCTGATGTCCTCGAAGAACTGCACACGCTTGCCCATCGCCGCGCCGATGGCGCTGATGAGTTTTGCCGACTTGCGGCTGATGCGGCGGGCCTTGCCGTCGCGCTCGGGCGACTCGGTCTCGGCGAGCTGCGACACGTCTGCGCGCTTGAACTCGACGTTCTTGCCGTCCATGCGGACGGTGAAGGTGGTGCCGGGCGCGCGGTCAGGCTCGACGGCCATGGCCGGGCCGTCCGCCAGCGGGGTGTCGGTCGTCGCTTCTGCGGCGTCATTCGTCGCCGGCGCGGCGCCAACATCCATGGTCGACGACGGGAACTCGCGGGCCAGCTCGATCAGGCGCTGGATCGGCGCGTCGAGGCGGATGACGCGCACCGGCCGCCCGGCCTCCAGGGCTGCCATCCACTGGTGGTGGCCGTCGAGGATGTGGCCGTCTGACGAGACCAGGATGGCGCGGTCGCCGTCAGTGTCGGCGGCGTCACGCGCGCGCTGCGGCGAGACTTCGGCCTGGGTGGCCTTCAGCGTGTTCGGCGCCACCTCCTCTTGCGTCAGGGCGACGCCGCGGGCGGCCATGAAGTTGGCCATCGCGCCGCGGTGCTCGGCCTTGACCTGCGGCATCTCGGCGCGCGGAATGCCAAGCGTGCCGGAGGCCTTGGAGAAGCGCGACCAGTCGCCGTCGATCTTCTCGCCGACCATGCGTTGGGCGGCGGTCTGGCCATCAGCCCGGGCCTTGACGGCGGCGCGCGCCAGGGCGGCGTCGGCGCGGCCGCTCAGGCGGACCTCATCTCCGGTTCGCGAATTGCGAATGAAGAACACGCCGTCGCGGCGCTCGACGGTCTCGTAGCCATCCTCGGCCAGCTTGTCGAGCTGGCGGCGGCGCTTGCGGATGACGGCGGGTTCGGATGACGTCAGCGCCGAGGCCTCTGGCTCGGCGCCCCTGCGCTCGGCGGACTTGTTGGCCGTGTCTTCGCGCAGGCCGGCCTCGAGCTCTTCGATGGCCCTGCGGAATAAGTCGCGAGCGCGCTGCCCGCCGCCGTGTACGGCGAGGTGCTCATTGACAGGCTCAAGCCTACGCAAGAAGTCAAGCAACTCTTGCGGGGATGAGTCGCGCAGCTTTCGGCCATCGATGTCTGCAGCGCCGCTGGCTACAAGATCATCGAAGTGCGGCCGATACCAGCGCTTGGCCATTCCAGCCAGCTGCGTAGCGATGCGCCAACCAGAGTAGAGGCCGCGCGCCCTCGACATAATCGCCGCGCCACCCCCGGAATTGCGCGCCTCCCGCATCTGTTGCAGCTGCAGCTTGTCGGTGGCGCTCAGGTTCGCCGGGTTGACCGCAGCGTCCTGCAGCACGCGCATCTGCTCGGCGGTCATGCGCGCCCGGGCGGCGTCGACCACGGCCTTCTGCTCGGCGGAGGCCAGGGCGGCGTCGTCCTGGCGGCCGGGCACCACCGTCTCGCGCGGCCGGCGGCCCAGGGCGATACCCGTGGCCTGCGTCAGGCGCTCGTCGGTGGACGGCGGCGGCGCCAGGCTCTCGTCGATGCGGTCGTAGGGCTTGCCCAGGCCGGCCTCGGCGAAGATCTGCGCCTCGGCCGGGCTGGCCACGCCGACGCGCTCCTCGACGTTGCGCAGGGCGCGGTCGATGACGACCCGGCGCGCCTCGTCGCCGCGGCGGCGCTCGTTGACCTTGGCGCCCAGCGCGGCGGCCTCGAGGCGGCCCTGCTCGGCCGGCGTGACGGGAGCGGGGGGCGGCGCAGGGGCCGGCGCGGGCGGCGCGGGCCTGGCGCCGAGCCGGCGCTCCATGTTCACTTGGCGCTGGGCGTCGATGAGCTCGCGGTCGCGCTGGATGCCGACGCCGGGCTGAGCCGCCGGCGCATCGGCGTCGGCGCGCGCGGCGCGCTGGCGCAAGGAGTGCGCCCGGGAGCGCATGTCGTTGGCGCGCTCGAACGCGGCGTCGTCGGCCTTCGGATCCGAGACGATGAGGAGCGAAGCCTCGTCCAGGCGATCGGCCTCTGCGCGCAGAGCCTCGCCGGCGCGGCCGGCCTGAGTGCCGTCGCGCTGCGCGATCAGCTCGGCATCGCGATCGACGCCGGCGCGCAACTGGCCGATGGGCGCCCGGGCACCGGGCTCGCGGATCTCGCCGTCCGCGGTGCCGGTGATCTCGTCGATGTTCGGCTCGATCGTGGGCGCCGGGTTGGCGCCAGCCCACTCGAGGCCGGTCTCGATGCGCGACAGCGCCTGCTCGCGCTGCGTCTGCTGAGCGCTGCGGCTCTGGGCGATGGCCAGGTCCTTGAGCAGGTCCTTCGCGGTGTAGTCGGATCCTTCGGCGCGCAGGGCGTCGAGCACGCCCGGGTTGAGAGCGGACTTGACGGCGGCCAGGCGCGGCGCGAGCTCGTCGGGCTTGGCGCCGGGAGTGGCGTCGCGCTGGGCGATCAGGGCGTCGTACTCGCCCTTCTCGCTGGCCGTAAAGAATCCGCCCGGGGTGCCGGGAATGGTCATCGGCCTGCCGTCAGGGCCTGTCACCACCCGGTCGGGGGTGCCCTTGGACTTGGCCTCGAGCTCGGCCAGGCGGGCTGCCGGGTCGACCGGAGCCACGGGCGCCACGGGCGGAGAGGCTGCAGTGCCTGCGACGGCCGACTTCGACAGCGGGCTGTTGGGCTCCTGGGCTTTCTGGATGACGGGGGCCAGTTCGGGCGACTGCAGCGCCCCAGCAACGGCGCCGACGCCAGCGCCGCCAACGAAGCCCATGGTCGCCGCTCCGGCAGCGCCCTTGGTCGAGTCGATCTCGGGGTTGTACTGCGCCGCGGCGCGCTGGCCCTCGATGACGGTGGCCGCCTCTTCGACGGCTTCGGTGCTGCCCTCGATGCCGCCGGTGGCGAGCGCGTTGCCGAC